GAGGGGAAGGTGAAGAGGGCGCCCCGCCCCGCGCGGGCCGCCCTCTTCACCTTCCCCTCCACGCCCGGAGGTTCCTGCCCATGCACGCATCCGTGCTGTCCACTGTCCAGATCGCCGTCACCCTCGGCCTGGTGGCGTGGATGATCACCGGCTTCACCCGCCTGCCCGGCCGCTGGCTGCGCTGGAAGATGTTCTGCCGGGCCACCTTCACGATCATCTCGCTCACCGGCACCAAGGACGGCCGCACCGAGCCGGTGAACGTCTACGACTACCTCTCCCCGGGCAGCTTCATCCTCGGCCCGCCCCAGCTCCAGACGATCCTCGACCACCTCATCGGCAGCGGCCGGTACGACCGGATCGACGGCCACGGCCGCGTCCTGTCCGCCCGCGGCGAGCAGCCCGTGGAGGTGAGGAGCAGCCGTGTGGTTCTTTGACGCCCTCGCCTCCGGCTTCCAGCACCCCACCGACCCCGGACACCTCCAGTGGTTCCGGATCATCTTCGGTACCGTGCTCACCGCGCGGTTCGCCCTCGCCTTCGACCAGGGCGGCTGGGACCGCCTGACTCCCGGCTCGCTCAACGCCCACATCGCCGAGCGGCGCCTCGGCCCTGCCCGGTCCCGTCTCCTGATCAGCATCTACCGGCCCGCGCTCATCGTCCGTACATGCGCCGCCCTAGCCCTGGCGCTCGGGCTTGCCCCCCGCCTCGCGCTGCTGGTGGTCCTGCCCGGGGCTGCGATGGAACTGCTGTACCTCAAGAGCCCCAACGCTGTCCGCTACACCCTGCTGACCGGCGTCTGCCTGCTGCTCGCCGGAGACCTCGGCCGCGGCCTGCACGTCGAACACGGCCTGAGCCCGGCGAACACCTGGGCTCGGTGCCTCCTCGTGCTGGTCACCACCGACATCTACTGGAACAGCGCCTGGCAGAAAATCCGCTCTCCCCAGTTCCGTACCGGCCTCTACCTTGCCCAGTGGATTCATACCTACACGCAGGTCAGGGACCAGCTGCCCTACCGGCGCCAGTACGCCGTCCCCGGCTTCGTCCGCCGTCACACGGGCAACCTCACCGACCGGGACGTCCGCCTCTGGCGCCTGGTCGCGGTCACCGTCATCTCGGCGGAGATCGCGCTGCCGCCCGCACTGCTCTTCCCCCGTACGATGCCGTACGCCGTTGTCGCCGGTATCGGGATGCACGCGGCCTTCACCTGCCTCAAGCCCCGCCAGCTACTCACCTTCTCCGGCCTCACGGTCGGCACCTACTTCGCCTTCGCCGCCTGACCGCCGGGCCCGGCCCCGCAGCCAACGCCAGGCACAGAAGTACGGTTGGCAGGACCCCGTCCCGCTATCCGCGGGTAACGACTCCGATCCAGACCAGAACACGGTGACAGTGGCCGAGTAGTCCCCGCTCATCAGTGCCACACAACCGCGGAAGTGATCGTTAGGGGGCTGTCGGGCTGGGCGGCGGTGCTTGCGGATCGGTCGTACCGCCTTCCTCCTCATCGAGGCACAGCCGGGCAAGCCGCTGGTTTGCCAGGTCCACGGCGTCCCGAAGGCTGCCGCCACTGTTCGGGTAGAGCTCGTGTTCCACCCGCTGTAGCCGGTCCTCGATCGCGCTCACCCGTGCCATGACCCCCGGGCGGCCCGGCACCCCGGGGCGCGCTTCCTCTCCGGCCCAGTCGTCCATGAACTGGTTCACCCGCCGGCCGAGGTGGAGCACGCCGCGAAGTCCCCGCCACACAACGGTGCCGACAGCGGCAAGGGCGGATACGGCGCCACCCCACACCAGCGCTGTGTCGAGGGCCGGGATGCCGGTCACCACGGGATCACCCCTCGGCTCTGGCGTCGCGCGGGGTGTGCTTGGCCTTCCACCCGGCGGCAAAGGTAGTGAGCGTGGGCACGATCGCCAGCACGAACGGGCTGAGGCTGTCGGGCATCCACTCCAGCAGCCGGGCGTTGTCCTGCACCGCGGCGAGGATGCCGAGGAGGCCGGTCGACGCGAGGTAGGCCGCGGCGCTTGCCGCGCTCACCTTCCGTTCGATGGGTCCGTTTGCCATGGTCGCAAGGTCCTTTCAGCCGATGACGTCGAATCCGTGCTTGCGGCCCAGCCGGGTGAGGGAGTCGCGGCCGGGGATGCCGTCGGCGGCCTGTCCGGGCTTGCGGCCGCGGTAGCCGCATCGCTCCTGCCACTCGCTCATGGCCTCGATGGTGTCCGTGCCGTAGTGGCCATCCAGCCGTTTCCGCGCGAGGAGCCCCTCATCCACGAGGGCCGCCTCAACGATCCTCGTCCCGGCGTACGACTCCGGCGTCCCCTGCTTGCCCGGGTCCGTCTTGGCGGCCTTGATGAGCCGGGACAGGGAGACCTTCGGACGCTTCGGCGTCGGCAGCGGCTTGGAGGGCGCCGCCTGACCGAGGCGCTTGGCGATCCGCTCGCGCATGCTCGCCATGGTGAAACCGCGCGGGTCCTGCTTGCCCGGCTGCCACTCCAGGTGACCGATGACGGAACGGGCCGTCCACCCGTGGTGCCGACAGATGGCGGCCGATACCCGCTCGATGGCCTCCAGTTGGGCCGCGGGCCACGGGTCCTCACCGTCGCCGAGGTTCTCACACTCGAAGCCGTAGAAGGCGCGGTTGCCGTCGGTGTTGGCCTCGTTGTCGACGGGCAGGCCCTGCTCGGCGATGACGGCCCGCAACACATCGTCATCACCCAGCCCGGCGTGGTTGGCGCGGCCGTAGCCGACGAGGTAGATGCTGCCGTCCTTGGCGATCATTCCGTGGCAGAGCGGGCCGGGCAGCCCGCTGTACCCGTCGCGGACGATGTCCACAGTGGTAGCGGTGCCTCGGGTGACGGTGTGGTGGATCACCACACCATGCACCGGGCCCCACGGGCCCTTGCTGTTGCGGTTGTGGATCTCCCAGTTGCCGACCTCAACGACGGTCAGGCCCTCGGCGCGCAGAGCGTCAGCGAACTGGGCGGCGGTCATGGGTATGGCCACGCGAGCCCTCCTTGTGTTCAGGAGCTCGGCCCACAACCAGCAGCTACGGACAACTGTACGAGCAGGGAGGACGCCCGGGGATCAGGCCGCCTCGTGGATGGCCAACTTGAACTCCGCGAGCGTCAGGTTCAGCGGGCCAGATGCGTTGTGCCTGACGCGCAGCGCGAGCGGCGTCGAGGGGGTCACGTAAATGCCGTGGCTCTTGGTGAAGAACTGGGCGCCCGGCGTGGGTGCCCGATGGTCCGTCGCCGTGGTGTCGATCACGGCGTTGATGCCGAGCGGGTCACGCGCGTACTGGTCGCGCAACTCCGTGTACTGGCCGCTCGTCTCCGTGGGCGCCTCCCACTGGATCACGGCGTACAGATGGCCCCAACCGCATTTCGACGGCCAGATCAGGCCCGACCGATCGTCAACGTCCCACGCGGTGACCACGTAGCCATCCGGCTGGATCACCTGATGCATCCCGAGCCGGTCGCTCGGCTCGGCCGCCCCAAACGGGAACCGGACGACTGCGTACACGTTCTGCTGGATGAGCTGGGGCGTGTCCCGCTTGAGAGAACACACCTGCACCCCGTTCGTGAGGACTGTGCTCCCGGCCATACCAGCCCTTCCCTCCTCGCCTGAGGTTCGGCCCGGGAGTCTAGCCATCGCCGCTGTGCGGGCCGTCGGCCTCCGATGCCATGTGCCCGGACATCCGGCGCGCGTTCTCCTCCGGCACGCCGGCGCCCAGCAGCGCCTCGTAGTCCTGTCGCGTCCGGACCTCGTCCGCCGCCTGGAGCTGAGCGACGTACGCAGCGTGGTCCGCCGTCAGTTCCTCGAGGCGCGCCCCGTAGCGGGTCGCGGGCACAAGAGTGCCCGGCCGCGCGAGTTGCGGCGGCTCGTGCCCGCCCGTGACCTTGATCAGGCCAGCGGTGCCGTCGTCGTAGACCACGTAATACGTCGCGGTGTGCCCGGCCGGCTCGGCGCCGTCAACGATGGGCATGATCCTCCCTCACAGACTGATGAGCAATGCGCGGATGAACACCTGAATGCGGTCGTACGTCGCCCCGCCCGACCCTCGGCCCATGGTCACGGGCAGGTTGACCGTCGCCGTCGCACCGGGCGCCAGCGACAGCGTGTGCTGGTAGAGCTTCGTCGTCTGCGTATGGGCGCCTGTCATGGTCGACGAGCCGGTGTTCCGCAAGTAGTAGACCCCGTCAGTGTCCTGCCCGTACGAAGCGCCAGCCCCAGCGGGCAGAGTGAAGAAGGCGTCCACCTCCCGCTCGACCAGCAGCAGGGCGCCCCGGCACGGGTCCGGATTCGTCGCCGTGGTGGTGAAGGTATCGACGACGGTGTCGGCTGCGGACGGCACAGTGAGATCGGCATAGGTCCGCGACTCGCTGTACGAGGTGAACGAAACCCGCCCGCGCGGCTCGGACCGCAGCACACCGTTCGCGTCACAGACCACGACCCCGCCGACAGATGCCGGATCACACGGGTACGGCCAGGTTCCGGTCGAAACCGCCAACGGAGCACTGCCGGACCCATCGCCGGTGAGCCCGCACCCAGCTGTCACCGTCGCGGCGCCGGTCGGCACGAACAGGCCACCATCGCCGCCGATCGCGAGGTTGTTGCCCGCGTCGGCCGAGGCACGGGCAGAGATAACACCGGTAGCCACGTCATAAGCCGCGCCGTCCCCAGCCGAGAAGCAGGCGCGCGCCTCGTCGCAGTCGACGCCCCCGGGGACCATGAGGCCGCCGTCACTGCCGAGTTCCAGGCCGTTACCCGTGTCGGTGGAGGGGCGGGCGGAGATGACACCCGTAGCCGCGTCGTAGGCTGCGCCGTCCCCGGCGGAGAAGCACGGGCGCACCTGGTCGCACGTGACGGGCTCCGCGCTGACGATGTAGGGGTTCGCCACACTGCCGGAGCCGTCAACGGTGGTGCCCTCTCCGGCCACGACAAGGCAGTTGCACTGACCGCCACCACAGCCGCAGCGCGCCAAGATGCTCACCCCTCCTTCGGAGGTTCGGTCTTGGCCCGGCCCACAACCAGCGGCGTGAGGGAGTCTATCGACCGCGGTGTCCGGGCAGTATCCGGACGCCGAGGCGGGCACCGCGTGGCGGATAGCCGGACAGTGGCACGGAGGCCGCGCTGACCAGCTCGGATACCGTCCGGACATGCGTGTCCGGACAGTGTCCGGGGTCAGCCGTAGAGCTCCACGATCACGATGCCGTCACCACCCGCAGCCCCGGTCTCAGCGTCGCCGTAGGACAGTCCGCCACCCGCGCCACCGCCGTACCCGCGGGGCGCGGTCCCGGCGCCCGAGGATGCGCGGGCGAACCCGCCGTGCCCGAGCTTCGAATCGCCACCGCCGCCGCTGAGGCCGTTGGTACCGTTCAGGCGGATCGCTCCGCCACCTGCTCCGCCACCCGTCGCCCACTGCCCCGTCCCAGCGAACGGCCCCGGCACGGCAGAGCTGACGTCCATCGCCGTGCCAGAGGTCTGGACGGCGCCGCCGCCGTCTCCACCCGGCGCGGTGACGAACCCGCCGAAGGAGCTGGTGCCGCCAGCCCCTCCGGCCTGATTGGTCGTCCCGGCAGTACCGCCCGCGCCCACGACGACGGTTTCCACCACGCCGAGCGCGGATGCCTCGATCAGCGACTCCGAGTAGCCGCCGCCGGCACCGCCGGGCCGCACGATGCACTCATTCGCCGCAGCGTTCGCCCCGGCCGCTCCTCCACCGCCCCCCTGGACACGGACGAACACCCGGGCCAGCCACGGATAGGCGGTCTTCCTGAACTGGCGTGTACCTGGGTCCTTGAACGTCAGGACCTGGCGCAGGCCCATGCTCCCGGGCCTGAGGCAAAGCTCCCCATCCGCATCGACGACGAAGTAGTCCGAGCACACGCACACGCTGGCCACACAGCACCCCTATACGAGAAACGGCGGCCCGGCCCACAACCAGCGGCTACCCAGCAGCCTAGCGACGGCCGGCCACGCTCCCCGGTCTGCGCGCGATGGCGACTCGCGGCGAGGCCACGTCCCGGCGTCGCTTTCCAGCCATGGATGCGGGTTTCAGACGACTTCGGAACCTTTTCATTTCCGCGAGATTCGCAGGATTCCGGATTCATGAACGTCGATTTCAGCACAGGCGCAGCCGTTTCCCTTAGAGACACGGAGATTTTCCCATGAAACACGGGGGTTCCGACAGCAAACAAGGGGACCTTTCCAACAAGTGCTTTCCGATAGGGGATTTCGGATTGATGATTCCCGACTGACCATCCCCGCCCTGACGTTGCACACCACCCGGCGCGGGGCCATTCTGATGACACAGCGCAACTCGGCGCTGAAATTCGATTTTGCGAGGAAGTCATGGAGATCATCGCTGCGGCGATTACTGCGTTCGCCACCATCACCGCCGTCCTTATCGATCGCCCCCACTGTGCGTGCAGCCAGCACGCGGATGGCCAGAAGCGGGATTAACCGCGCCGGTGTGGCGCTACCGCAAAAGCCACCAGGTGCACTGCGACGCCGGGACCGGCAGCGTTGGCAACGCCCTGCCCACAACGGGGACGGGTCCGCCAGACCCGAACGACCGCGTACGTGGTGGTGACCTCTTCCAAGGTGACGGTGACGCTGCGGTCCCCGTCCGGATCGGGGTCGACGGGAAGCGCTGCGAGGACGGGCGGCTGCGAGTAGGGGGTGGTGAACTCCCAGCGGGCGCGGCCGTCTTCCCCCGTCACTGCGACCGTGACGGTTGTTGTCGAGGGTCCCGGCGGGCCGGGGGGACCAGCGGGGCCGCGCTCGCCTCGCGGGCCCGTGCGCGGCTCGATAGCCGCCTCTGCAAGGGTGTCTGCGGAGCGGGGGCGGCTGGCGCGGCGCGTGGTCGTGCGGGTGCGCCGGTCAAGGTCGCGGAGCATACCGCCGAGCGGGTTGCCGGGCATCCGGCGGGCCGGGCCTCCACGAAGCGCCATCAGCCAGCCTCCGCGCCGGTCGCGGCCACTTGGACCTGGACGCTCTCGCTGCCCGGCGTGCTCTCGGTGCCGCCGTTCTCTGTCACTTTCACGCCGGTGATCTTCAGGCGCTGCGTGATCGTCCGGCATGTCTGCGCGCTCGTGATGTCCAGGCACCAGCCGGGCACGAGCTTCGGGACGTCGACCGCCGCCTGCGGACTGATAGTGACCTCCTGGGAGTCGATGACCACCGGCACCGGCAAGCTCGACCGGAGCTTGGAGCGGGCCGCCGCGGCGGCCGACGTGTCGTCGGGGATCGAGGTCTGCTGGAGGTAGCGCTCCAACAAGCCGTAGTACTCGTGCGGGCCGCCGGCCTCCCCGAGAACATCGCCGTCATCGTCGCCGGCGACGACCCACCGGGTGGCGAGAGCTGTGCCGTCCTCGGCGACGACCAGGCCGTCCGGGAGGTCGGCGTCGGTGAGACGTCCGACGCTCGCTGTGTGGGTTTCCGGCAGGAGGACGATGGTGTCCCCGACCGCGGTGTAGTCCAGGCCGGTCTCCGCCAGGTCGCGGAGGTGGTCGCCGGTCTGCCCCACGTCCTTGATGTACCGGCGCGCGCCACGGACCCCGGCCGGGGCGATCACCTGTACGGAGTGCCCGGGGTCGTCGGGCGCGAAAGCGTCCGAGACGAGCCAGGCCGCGATGTCGGTGAGATCCGAGTCCCCGAACGCGATGTCCTCGTGGGGGACGCGCCGGTCCAGCCACGCGAGGATGTCGCCGGCCCAGATCTCGACCTGGCCGAGCGACCATTCGACTTGGATGATCGGGCCGCCCCACACGAACACCCCGTCGCGGTAGACCATCAGCTTGTGCCGCCAGGAGCGGACGCGTCCCAGCCGCTCGCAGCAATCCCCATCAGGGGTGACCACGATGCGCGCCGTGCTGGTCTCGTCCAGGATCCGCGTCCACTCGACTTCGGTGAGGATGTCCGCGGCGGACACCGTCGCACCGGACTGGTCGATGATCTCCGCGGTATGCGTACCGCACCCGGCAACAGCCATGGGGCCCCTCGTGTGAGGAAGGAGCCCGGCCCACAACCAGCGGCAGCCCCAGGGTAGCCGTCGGCCGTACGGCAGCCCCGGGGCGCGGCAGGCAGGTCAGTACCCGCGCCCCGACACGGCAACGGTCACGAGCGCATCGGGGGCCGGTGGGTTCTGGACGTCCGACTCGATGCACACGCAGTACGTGGCGCAGCCGAACGGCGCCCACGTCGGGGGCGTCCCGTCGCGGCCGTAGACGTCCGGGGAGGACTCACACACGCCGCCGCACTCGACCAGGGCGCGGCCGACCTGACCGTCCAGGGTCAGGGCGCCGCCCGCGGGTACGAAAGCCACGTGGTAGACCGAGTGCGGGTTGCACCGCTCCAGGTCGGCGATCTGGGCACAGGTCAGGTCGTCGTGGCCCGGCGACCGCTCGTAGAACGTGATCGTCAGGTTCCGCAGGTCACTGCTCCCCGCCCGCACGGTGATCATCGGGGCGTCGACCGACCACCCCGGCCGGTGGGAGAGATCCATCTCGTAGCACTCGCGCTCCACGGCGAGCGGCAGGCAGAAACAGGTCTCCGGCAAGGTGGGCACGGGCGGCGCCGGTGGCGTGCATGACGGGTCCCCGCAACGAGCCGTCGGATCGGGACACCGCGCGAAACGGCACCCGGTGCACGGGACTTCCGGCTCCTCCTCGTGGACCGGCCAGCCGCTGCCGCACCCGCCGTCGACTACCGCGGCCGCGACCGTGCCGGGCGGGCAGTCCTCGGCGACTGGCAGGCAGTACGTCGGCGTGGGTGCACCGTGCAGGCACCAGGTCACGCACTCGTCGCTGTCGTCGGCCGGCGGCGTGACGGCCAGGATCGGCGTCGGGTCGGTCCACAGCCACGGGGCGCCGGCGGTGAGGACGAACTCAACGGTCACGATGTCCGCCCCGGATGAGCACTGGCCGCCGGTGCAGCCGTCGCCGGTGCGGGAGATGACGCGCGGCCCGTCGACCAGGGCGACACGGCGCAGCGACCGGCGGTGCCGCGCGTTGAACTCCTCCGGGGCCATGTCCTCCGTAGGACAGCAGTTGTAGAGGGTGAGGCAGTCCCCGTCGCACTGCCCGCCAGTGCAGCCTTGCAGCGCCTCCGCGAGCCAGTGAAGGCCGTAGTCCACAGCGCAGCACGTTGCGCCGAGGAGGAGGCCGGTCACTGTGATCGTGCGCGGGAGTGTGCGGGCCGGGCCGATGCTGCCTCCGCCGACGACTGCGTTCGTCACGGTCCGTTTGACCGGGTAGTCGTCCAGGCCCTCGGCGGAGAGCACCAGGAGGCCGGCGAAGTCCTCCGACTCTGGCACGTCCGGGTCCCACCAGGGGGCGGCGTCTTGCTCCGGCGTCGTGTAGGGAAGGTGGTCCAGCACTTCGGCTGTCAGGCTGTCACAGGCGCAAATGCTGGCCCCGGACGTCAGGGGTGACCCGACTGTCTGGAGGTACTGTCGCAACCGGGCGTGATTGACGATCTCGACGCCGCCGATTTCGATGAAGTCGGCCAGCACGGGCGTACCTCCGTCGCGGTGGTCGCCCGGCCCACAACCAGCAGCGATCTCAGCTTAGGGGACCCCTGCGGGGGTGGATGAGTCAGAGCGCGTAGGCCATCGACAGTCGGCGCAGCACGCGGCGGGCGGTCATCTCCGGGTCACCGACGGCGGTCATGTTGAAGACCGGCGCGATCGTCACGCCGCCGCTGCTGGACTTCTCGGGTGAGGCTTTGTCCCAGCCGAGGAGTTCGGAGAGATTCGCTTGCTCGGCGAGCTGCCGGGCGCGCTGCGGCCTGGAGAGCGGGATGACCACCTCGGGGCCGGCCTCGCCTATCAACGCATGTGTAGGGCCGTAGACAATGCCGCCGTTCGCGAACGGCAGCACTTTCCTGATCGGCCCTGGAAGGCTGTTCTTGATGGCGCTGGTGATCTTCGACCCGATGTTCCCCAACGCCGAAATGATCTTGCCGGGCAGGGAAGTGAACAGAGTCGCGATACCGCTGATCAGGCTGCTCACCGCCGACTTCACCCCAGCCCCCGCCGACCGGAACACTCCGGCGATCTTCGAACCCACCCCAGAAAGAGCGGAACCGATCTTCCCTGGCAAGCCACGGAAGAACCCAACGACGCTCGACATCAGCCCCGTTACCGCACTCACAGCGGCCGACTTGGCCCGTGTGAACACTCCCGTCACCGTGCTCACCACCGTCGAAATAGCCCCACCAACACGGCCCGGCAAGCCCGCGAAGAACCCGACCACAGCTGAAATCATTCCCGATACCAGCCCAGACACAGTTGTCCCCAGGTTCGAGAAGAACGAGATGACGCTACTCACAAACCCAGAGATACCCGTGATCACATTTGCCAGCGTTGTGACGATCGCCGACAGAACCGTCACCACACCTTGAATGATCGGCACCACCACCTGAATGGCCACCCACGACACAAACGCAGCTGCAATCTGCAAAATCGGCGCCAACAACTGAAGGGCCAGCGAGAGCAGTGGCGTCAATGCCTGCACCAACTGGAGAATCGGCGGGAGAATCGGAAGCAACGCCGTCAGCAACGCGCTGAACGCCTCCACCAGCGGAGGCAGTACCGGCATAAGGGCCGACACCCATTGCTCAATCAATGGCGCGAACGCTGCCGCCAACTGCCCGACAAACGTAGCCACCTGCAATAGCGCCGGAGCCAGCGCCGTCAGAATGTCAGCCAAAGCCTGACCTATCGTCGTCGCCAGCGGCGTCAACGCCGTCACCAACGTGGTGAACGCCTCTGCCAACGGAGGCAACACCGGAGCCAAGGCACCGGCCAGAGCGTCAATGACCGGCCCCAACGCCTGGGCAACAAGCTGAAGGACCGGCGCCAGCGCCCCCGCCAGCGTCGCCGCCAAATTCCCCACCAGCGGCAGCAAAGGCGCGACAGCCGACAAGATCTCGCCCAGGGCCGAGGCGAGCGGGCCCAACGCAGGCCCCACCGCCTCGAACGCTCCCGCCAACCCCTCAGCTACCGACTGCAACCCCGGGCCCAGCGAGGCAATCGCAGGCCCCACCGAATTGATCAACCCTGTGATCGCCGGGCCAATCGCCTCGAACACCCCCGCCAACGCCGGAGCAATCGCACCCACCTGTGTGACCAGCGCCGCGAAGATCGGCCCCAGCTGCTGGCCGATGGTGGACAGCGTGCCGAACAGGTTCCCGATAGCCGTCTGCCCGGTATCACTGTTTACGAAGTCGGAGAACGCCTGCGTAACCTCCTCCAACCGCGTGAGCAGTCCTCCGCCCGACGTGTCCGCCGCGCGGAACACGCCGCCGATGATGTCCCCGACGTTCCGCGCAATGTCACCGAGCTGCTGGAAGACCTCTACGGCCCCGCGTACCGCTTCAACCGCGCGCCCCGATGCTGCGGACACAGACAGCGCGGTCCCGATCCGCGCACCAACCTCGCCGATCGCTTCCCCGACCTGCGGGCCGAATGCCGCGGCGACGGCAGCCGCAACGTCGAGAAACCCCTTGGCGAGCGGCGCAACCGCCGTCTGGAGCCCGGACACCGCCCGGCGCGTGCCCTCAATGAGCCCCTGAAGGGGCCTCACGGCGTCCTGAGAGGCCGCGAACCGCAGCCCTTCCGACGCGGCCCGGCCGAACTCCGTGGCAACCCCGGATAGGCCCTCCCGCAGCGGCGTGAGGTTCCGGACCGCGGCGTCAATCTGCCCGGCGAACTGCTGAAAGAACGCCTGCTGCACCTGCTGCTGTACCGCCCGCAACTCCGGCACCAGATCACGGACCGCCCGCGCCGCATCCTGAGCCGCCGGAGCAAGGTTCTGAACAGCCTCCTCAAACTTCGCTGCGTCGCCCCCGAATGCGGCCTCCAGCGCATCGCCCACGCCCAGCGTCGCCAACCGCAGCGCGCCCATCGCCACCTGCGCCGCGCCCGCAGCCGCAGGCAGCGCAGCGATAGCACCCGCGGCCGGCGCCAGCGCGGACACCAGACCAGCCACCGCCCCAGCAGCATCGGTCACAGCCGTAGCCAAGACACCAAGCCGCAGCACACCAGTCAGCGCCCTGCCTACGCCCCCCGCCACACCCCCCAGCCCACGCAGCGCACGCGTCAGCCGGTCCGCATCGGCGTTGACGTTGACCGTCACATCCGGCGCCCGGTGCGCCCGGATCCGCGCGTCGAAGTCATCGAGGTCGGGGACGACCCGGATGCTCACCTCTTCGCCGGCGAGCAGGGCGCGGATCCGCTCGACGAAGCCGGTCAGGTCGGGGGCTACCGGGACATTGATCGAGTCGAGCGAGCGGAGCCCGTTGACGAGCTGCGCGTCAAACTGCCGGAGATCGGGGTCGACCCGGACGGTGACAGAGGCGGCGTTCAAGCCGCGCTGGATGTTCCGACGGATCTGGCCGCCGACGTTGCGCGTCGCGCGGTCAAGCGCCCGCTGGATGCGGATGCCGAGGTCGCGTGCGTCCCGGACGATCCCGCTGTCGTCCAGCGTGATCGTGATCCGGGCGGACCCGTAGTCCTCGTCCTCGCCGGCCACCGGGCAACCCCGCTTTCGCGTGTGGTTGCCCGGCCCAGAACCAGCGGCTTGCGGCAGCGCCTACGGGCCTGCCGTGATCTCCAGATTATCCGCCCTACCGGCCTTGGAGGCGTGCCTCCTCCGCAGCAGCCTGCGCCATGAGCGCCCGGGCCTGGCCCGCATCGACACTGGCCGCCCCGCGCGGACGTCCGCCCCCGGAAGGTGGCCGCCGGCGCGCCCCGTCCGGCGGGGCGTACAGCCGGGCCCGGTTGCGTTGCCGTTCCGCGTCGTCCTTCGCCGCGGAATCCATGGCTACCTCAGCGGCGTTCAGCAGCCGCTTCAGCGGCCAGTCGTGCGGGTTGACGCCCTGGAGGGCGAGGCCCCCGTCGAACGCCTCCCAGCCTGCCGCGACGGAGTCGAGGATGCGGAAGACGACGTAGTAGGGCGGTTACCACCCCCATACAGCTCCACGACCCACTCCAGCAGCTCCACCACTACGCGGGTGGGCAGCCGCAGGGCGTCCACGATGCGCGTGCCCGGGTGCTCGGCGACGTACGCCTCCGCCGCCTCCAGGTCGGTGAAGGACTCCAGCACCGCGTCGGCCTGGTCCTTGACGTCCAGGCGCAGGAACAGCTCCGAGGACTCCGGCAGCATCTGCCGGGCCAGGAACAGGCGCACCCCCCGGGCGGTGCGGCGCACGTCGCTGGGGTCCGCCTCACCGAGGTTGTCCAGGTCCACCCCCTTGGCCTTCTGCGCGTCCCGCAGCTCGGCGTAGGCGTCCATGAACTCATCCCCGAAGACCTCCGGGGCGAACAGCAGCTCTGTCCCGCCGATGTCGGCGACGTGGGGTTCGGTGTGGAGGGCAAAGCTCTTCCGCACGGGGTTTGTCCTTGTCTCCCGCTCCTCGCCCGGCCCAAAACCAGCAGCGCAGTGGAAGGGTAGCGGGCGCGATCCTCTGGGCCCTTCAGCACGCCGCTCTACGGCATGATCAGATCATGGATATGCAGGGGGTCGGGGCCATCGCAGCGGCAGCTGTGGCGGCAGCGGGCATTCCGATCGCGCTTGTGGTGGGTCGTTGGCAGATGCGCGGTGCCGTGCGCGCAGCTGATGCCAGCTACAGCGCCGCGCTGGATGCCGTTCGAGCACAGGCCATGACCGCACACTCCCAGTGGCGGCGAGGCCTACGACGAGACGCGTACTCGGCGTTTCTCCTCGCCGTGCATGACGTCCAGGCGGCTGCGGCCTCACTGATCCGCAATGGACAGGGCTTCGAGCCGGGAGAGTTGGCATCGAAGAACGCCGCTATTGACGAAGCACTCAATGCTCTTCAAGCCGCCAAGCTCGTCATCCAACTGGAGGGTCCAGACGACCTCGCCGTGCAGGCATGGAACATAGCCTCTGACTGCAAGCGGTATGCCAGCGCCAGGCAGTATCGAGCCCGACTGGAAGATGCCCGGCACACCTTGCGGACTACCTGCCAGAGGAGCCAGCCGGGACACCCGCTGCTTCGCTTCATGGAGATCGTCAACGAAGTCCTGTCGCTCGTCCTGGAGTATCCCGGCGATCCCGCGGTCCTGGAGGCAGAGCTCAACGGGACTGGGCCCTCGCGTATCCGCGAGCTGAAGGAGGAGGCGATTGCTGTCCTCCGTCAGGTGCCCGAGCACCGCGTCCACGGGATGCACGTCCTGCAAGAGCATCTAAGGCACCCCCAAGAGGAAGATCCCGATGCTCCCCTCCCTCTACTGTCAGCGCTGGAGGCGGCTCGCTTCGACTTCGTGAGGTCAGCGCGCAGCGTTCTTGATTCGAGCGGACACACCTGAGAGTCATCGGCCGAGTCGCAGTGCCCGAGCGAGGAAGTTGTTCGCCCGAGTACCGGGGTGCCGTACGAACGCGGAGAACACCACACGGCCGTCGACCTCGAACCGCAGTGCCCTCGCGCGTCGGGGGCGGATGATGTGTGGGCGGGTGCCGTCGAGGACGTACCTGACCGCAGGGTGATCGCACACAATCACACCTTGAAGGCCACGCGGCCCCTCCTGCACCTTCCATGAGATGTAGTTGCCCATGCTGCCGGGGGCCTCTCGCCGGGCGATGTCCGCGACACGTTCCGTGCGCTCGCGTAGCCGCCGCTCGGCCCGTCCACCACGTAGGCGTAGGAGCCGCGCCAGCCGGGACGGGTCGATCGTCACCTCAACACTCACAGCGGCCTCCTCTGGTCTGGTGGTGTGGTGCCCCACGGCCCTGGTGAGGCCGTGGGGCACCCGCACGTGCCGGTCAGAGCACGTTGATGAACACGTTGACGAACACGAGGACGTCGTTCAGGACGTTGATCACTGTCACCACTCCCTTCCTTCCGGTTGCAGCCACCCCCGCCCGGGGACCCGGGCAGGGAAACCTGAGCGGCCCTAACCGCCCCCCGCCGGGCACGGGTCGCAGCCCGGCAGCGCCGCGGTGACCCGCTGCTCTATACCGACGCACCCGCCTTGCGGACCCATGACCCGGGAGGCGCCGAGCACGAACCGCCGGCCGCGGCGCCCGCCCCCGGTGCGGGGCACGCAGCACAGCAGCGCGTTGTAGACGGTGAACTGGTCCACGTGCAGGACCCGCGCGGCGGCCTCCTCCTCCTCGCACGACGGCGGACAGCCCTGCTCGGTGGGACCCGGGGCGCACCGCAGCAGCGTGACCACCAGCTCCACCGCGGTCACCGGGGGCGGCGCGCACTCGCGCAAGTCCCGCACGGTGCGGTCCTCCGCCGGGAACGAGCTGGTGGTCGACGGGTAGATACGGGCCACGTTGACCGTCAGCTGCCCGCCGGCCTCCCCGGTGCACGGGTCCTCACACCCGTCCCAGGCCGGTGTGCCGGGCACGAGGCAGGTCCGGCAGTCCGGGCAGGCCGGTTGCCCCTCCACCTTCGCCGCGGTGTCCTCCAGCGCCGCGCACACACAGCCGAGGACAGCCTCAGCGAGGTCATGGATCGCGAGCGGATGCAATGCCATACGAGCCCCCTCCCTATGGCCAAACCTGGAGGCGCGGGCGCTTCAGGTCCGGGGAGTAGACGCGGCTCGGGGAGGTCTGCCGGTAGGGGTTGACGGCGGTCAGCCACATGTCGACGGCCGGGATGCCGGTCCGCATCTCCGAGTAAATGACCGTCGGGTCCGCGAACTCCAGGTCGACGCCCTGCCGGGACAGCCGACTGAGGGCCTTATTCGAGGCGACCTTGCAGCCGCAGCCGCCCGAGCAGTCCTTGACGAGGTGGCAGACCAATGAGCTGAACGCGGCGATCGCCGCCTCATCGAGCGGCAGACCAATCCGGTAGGTGACGCAGAAGGTGTTCGGGTTTCCGCACGGTGCGGCCATGTCCTGGCAGTCGGGCCAGCACCCGCCGTCCGTACGGACGAGGAGCCCGGACGCGTCGACACGGTAGGCACCGTCTCGCGGCAGCATCACGCCGTCGAGCTCCACGGCCACGACGTCGTACACGGGGCCTTCGAGGCGTACTTCGCACAGCTCACCGCATGAACAGTCGGACTGGCAGCCGCACACGCTAGCGTTGCGCCAGGCTCCGTCGCGGCCGAGGTACGGGATCCACGGGCCGGCCGTTTCACCGCGCACGGTGAGCGGGGAGGAGTCGAGGCAGCGTTTCCGGCACGGCCGCACAGTGAACGGGCACGACGGCCCCCAGCGTCGGCCGGACAGCGCCCACAGGAGGCGGGTCGCGATGGCGCGCTGCCGGTCGATGACCTCCTGGTCGACGCCGTCCGGGAGGTTGCAGCACACCGGGTCGAACGGCCACGGCTCGCACGGGCCCGTGTGGAGTGGCATGGGTCAGCGCCTCCCACGCTTCTCGTACGGGCTCGGCTGCGGGAACGCATCGCGGATGAGCCGGCCGACCGCCCCGTTGTGGAAGCTGTCCGGCATCGTGGACAGGAACGGGGAGGCGGTGTCGAACTGAGGGCCGCGGCGGGCCACCTTGACGTCCCGCATCGGCGTGCCAGTGATGCCGTTCAGTACGCCGTACACGGTGCGCTTGTGGATGTCATGGCCCTGCCCGGCCTCCAGGGCCCGCAGCATGCCCTCCTTGTGGACCGGCAGCGGCACGTGCAGCTCGAACGACGTCGGATCCGCATGCCCGAGGCCGACGAGGAAGGCGTGCGTCTCCCGCATTGCCGCGACGTACACGCTGGAGCGGGTGCCGTACTGGGCGAACACCTGACGCACCGGCCCGCGGTTGAAGACAGGGAACGGCATGGGCTGCGGACTCATGACGAAGAAGTCGTCATTCGCCCACAGGAACGGGTCGGAGACCTTCGGGTGTTCGCACGCGGCGCGCATCGCGGCCGTCGTGTTGATGTACGAGGGGAGCCCGCGCTGGTGGGTGGGGATGTGGCGGGCGCCGGCGGCCCACCATGGCCGGTAGCCGACGATCCACACGTGCCGGTGCGGGAGGTGGGCCGTCCACGAGCGCAGCGCGTACCGCAGCTGCTCGTTGTGGGCCCCCTCCCGCACCGGAACGACGATGTCCGGCAGTTCCATTACGAGGCGAGGGACATGGAGTCGCAGGTGACCGGCGTGTAGTCACACGACGGCTCCGGCGGCGCGATCGTCGTGATGAACGTCCTGCGGTGGCAGGACGAGTCGAGCGGCGTGAGCATCGGGCCCGGGGTGCCGGCCTTGTCGATCGACTGCACGTCGTACGGGCCCACGCCCCAGGAGCCGCCCGCACGGGTGGAGCCGGTGATTTGGAGCGTCACGGCCTCCGAGCCGATCTCCAGGTCGCCGATGATCCCGTTGGTGACCCAGGGCATCAGCCAGTACAGCCACTGGCCCTGGGCGCCGTCATCGCACTCCTCGCCCAGGACCTCCGCCCAGAGTTCCAGCGCGAAGCCGGTGTTGCACTGGATGGAGCAGGTGTCGATGCCGATCGGGGTGCCGTCGTAGCCGAGGTATACCGGGTTGCCGGTGAGGATCTCGATCATCTCCGGGGACACGGAGAACACATTGATTTCGAGATCCAGCCCGTTGAAGGTCGGGCAGCCCCGCTTGAACCCGCAGACCTTGCCGTTCGCGGCCTTGTACTGGATATCGTCGCCGTCGTCGGAGTTCACGTTCATGGCGAGGCTGGAAAAGCACTCGAAGACGAACCCGTTGTCGTCGCCACACACCGGGTTTCCACACTGGTCGACGCGCGTGATCCGCATAACGTCCGCGTTAGCGATCAGGGGACAGGACATGGGCCATAGCTCCCTTTGCTGCAAAGGAGCCAGGCCCTAAACCATCGGCGTTGTCGAACAGGATAGCTGTGGTGGATCACGCAGCCGATGCTTCAACCTCCCGTGACAGCAGCGCCTGGACGGCCTCCACCCACTGCTTGATCTCCGCGCCCATCTGGTTCGCGAGGAACGCGCTGCGGGCGAACGCGGCTGCGACGGCTGCGGCCCGGCGCTCCCCGTCCGGGTACAGCTCTCTGATGGCCGCCACCCACGAGCGGACGTCCTCCCGGTCGATGAACATGCCCGCGTTCCCCAGCGCCTCGCGCAGGCCGGAGGTAGGGTGGGCGATGACGGGGATTCCGGAGGCGAGGGCCTCCACGGCGGCCATGCCGTACGACTCGTAGATGCTGGGCATCATCAGCACCCGCGTGTGCGCCCACACGTCGCCGCGCATGTTGGAGGTCTGGGGGATGATCCGCATGTTCCGCAGCACCGGGCGCAGGATCTGTTTGCCGTGGCCGCCGATTACGCCGAGGAAGGGACGGGTGCGGAGGTTGGCCGCAGCCCCGCGCCACGTGTCCACGCCCTTGTGCCGGTTGAGGTTGACCAGCGTGACGCGGTCGCCCCTCGTTGGGGCGCGGTGCTCCTCCGGGATCACTGGCGGGTGCACGACCAGGGATGGGATGTGGTCGACCTCGAGGTAGCGGGGGGCCAATGAGCGGCGGACCCATTCGGTGTTGTAGACCACCAGGTCCGGCCACAACGCGAGGGGGCGGGCCGCGATATCGAAGTCGGAGTGCACGACCAGCACCGACCGTGCCCCGATGCCCTTGGACAGGGAAATGGAGCTCTCGGCGAAGTCGTGGTGTGAGACGAGGATGCGCGGCCTCATGGACCGGATCGCGCCGTCGGCAGCGAGCGGGTCCAGCGCGGCATAGGGGATGCCGTCCGCCTCCCAGGAGGGCGGGGCCTCGGGCATGGCGGAGCACACCACCAGCACGTCAAGGCCCGCGTCCTTGAGGGCGCGCATCATGGTGTGGAGCATCGTCTCTGAGCCTGCGCGCCGGTACGGCACCCCGAAGTGGATCCAGGCAACGACGTCCGGCGTCGGCGACTGCTGGTGCAGGGAGTTCAGGGCGTCAGCGGAGCGCGCGGCGAGCTGCTCGCCGGCGTCGGGGCGGCGCACGCTCATGCACGCGGCCTCGAACTGGCGCAGGTTCCCCGCGTAGTCCAGGCCGGCCGCGTGCGACCGTGCCTTGGCCGAGGCCGTGGCGTAGGCGTCCGGGTCCGACAGCAGGCGGCGCAGCTCCTCCACCCACCGGTCGATGTTCTCGCGGGGGATGTATGTGGCCGCGTCCCCGAACGCCTCGCGCATGCCCGGCAGCGGGGCGGCGAGCACAGGGATGCCGGACGCCATCGCCTCCACGCCGGCCCGCCCGTAGGACTCCACTGTGGACGGCATGAGCAGCACGCGGGTGCTGGCGTACACCTCGCGCGGGTCGCCCCGCTCGATCAGCACCACGTTCCGCGGCATCCTCGCCGGGACGCGGCCCACGGTCTTCACCACCAGGAACCGCGTGTCCGGCATCCGTGCGGCGATGTGGGCGAGCACGTCCGCGCCCTTGGCGACCGTGGCCCCGTTCAGGGTGGCCATGTCCCCCGGCGTCGTGCCGTACGCGGCCGGGTTGATCGGGGGCGGCAGGACGAGCGCCGGGCCGCCATAGTCGGCGTAATGGTCGCGGCAAGCCTGCGAAGGGAACCAGGCCAGGGCCGGGCTCCCGAGGTTCCGGGTCGCCGACATGCCGTGCACCATCAGCAGGTGCGGGATCCTCCCCAGCTGCCGGACGATCTGCGCGGCCCGCCGGTCCCCGTGGTGGGTGATGATCAGCTGTGGCCGCTCCTTGTGGATGGCCGACCGCCAGGTGCCCAACGGCCACACCTGTACCCCGTCCTCGGTGCGGGAGCGGCCGGACTGACGGCCCGTGGTGACGACCTGCACGGAGTGCCCTGCCCCAACGAGCCCGCGGATGTACTCGCGGGTGGTGATGACCGCTCCCGTCGGGGGCACCCGCCCGTAGGTCGGCAGGACGGCCAGGATGCGCATGTGGTCTCCCGTTCTGGTGGTGCAGCGTGCTCTGTTCCCGCGGCGGCCGGAGACGGCCGACGGGTCTCGTCAGGGGGCCGGGGCACGCTGGTAACCGGAGATGTCCCGGGCAACGGGCTCCGGGATACCGGCCTCCAAGAGCGCGTTGTAGGCGGCCTCGTGGCGCGCGTCGTCGGCGGCGCGGAGCTGCTCGGCATACGCGGTGACGCGCGCCTCGGCCTCGGCCCAAGCGGCCTGCCCCTCCTCGTCGGTGAGCTCCTGGCCGCCCTCCGGCATACCAGCGGCCCCGGGGTCGGACTCCACGATCTCCATGACGCTGCCGGAGGCCGTACGGACGTAGCGGGTTGTGTCTGGCACGAGGGTCCTCCGAGGCTAGAGCGCGAAGATCATCGCGCGGACGAACGACTGAACGCGGTTGTAGGTCGCGCCTCCGGCACCCCAGCCCATACCGATATCGAGGCTGAATGTGATCGTCCCGCCCGGCGGAATCGTCCTGTTCCCGGTGACCTTCGTGTTCTGGGTGTGCACGTCGTACATCGTGCTGCCCCCGGTGTTCTGGACTCGGTACATCTCGTCTCGGGCGATGAAGTACGCCGCGCGTCCACCTGGCGGGAGCACGAAATCGACGTCGACTTCGACCTCAATGAGCACGACCGCCTCACGGCACGGATCCGGGTTGGTGATGTCGAGAGTCCGCAGAGCCACCGTCGTGCCGTCAGAGTTGGCCGTCGTCGGTACCACCGGATTGTCGGGGAAGACCTCGTTCACGGACGACTGCGCATAGTCATAGACCGGGCGCGGCTCCGAGCGCAGGACACCGGCCGTGTCGCAGTACACACCGCCCGCGTGCGTGTCGAGGTCACATGGGTACGGCCACGCCGACACGGCGGCGGTCAGAGGGCTCGTGGCGCTGCCGCCGCCCGTAAGGCCGCAGCCGGTGGCCAGCGGCGACCTACTGATCACATGGGTGCAAGGCCGGTTGCTGCCGCAGCATTTGCTCACCAGGGTCTCCGTCTCAGGTGCTGTCGGTTTGGCCGCGTGGATTCGGGGTGGCGTCAGTCGCTGTCCGTGTGCGTCGTCTCGGTCCAGTTGATGAGGAAGTCGGACGTCCCCGCGGTGCCGTTGAAGATCAGCGCCCCGTCGAGCTGGGCATGCTCGCTGTTCTCCACGCCCCACGTCAGGACGGTCCCGGTGGGCACCGTGACGTCATCGGCGTACGTGACGGGGCTCCCGGAGCCTGCGGCCCGGATGCGCACCGGGCCCGTGATGACGCGCAGCGTCAGCGTCTGCACGTTGAAAGCGTCGTCGAAGTTTTCCGAGGCGACGCTGCCCGTGTAGCGCTTCACGCGAGGCCGGAGCCGCTGTGTCGGGACCGAGTGCGCGCCTGGGAGCACATCGACGTCACACTGGATCACCTGCTCCATCGGCGGCGCCGCGACGACCGCCCCCGAAGCGTCCGTCCACCGCACGCTGGTAGATCCGTCGCAGGCGCGTTCCATGATCCGCCGGTAGTAGGTATCCGGCACGGACACGACGATCGGATCAAAGGTCAGCGTCTCGTTGGTGTCCGTGTTCGTCGCTGTCAGCCGCCCGTACTGCACACCGGTCGGCGGCAGCGCCCGTGACCGCACGAAGTACGCGCACTCCTCGGACTGCACGACGCTCCAGCTCCCGGCGAACGGATCCCACATGTTGAGGGTCGTCGCGAAATCGTTCAGCCACGGGATAGTGCAGTTGTCCCACCCGTCGACGGTGGGGGCGGCGAGGACGTTCCGGCCGTTGATGACCCAGGAGGTGACGCGGACGTTCGGCGTCGTGCACACCCCGGCCGGAGCCCCGTTGATCCGGGACATGCCGCACGGGGTGTCGCCGCTGTTGTCGTAGGACACGTACCGGTACCCGGGGATCTTCCAGCACTCTGTCGCGATGTCGCTCGGGCAGTCCAGCGACAGCGCTGCTCCGGTTCCAGACATCAGCCACCCACCTTCATTGGACGGATACGGGACCAGCCAGCGGCACGGGCCATCCTCAGATCACCCTGATGCCGTTGTCTTGTGCGTGTAGTTCGTGACGACGTCCGCCCCAGCCGCAACCGTGACCGACAGCACCGACAGGACCGAGTCATCGTCGTCCGCGACGGACCACGTCAGGGACAGGCCGGCCGGGATCGTCACGGTGCCCGATGAGGTGGTGACCTGGGCGGTGCCAGTGAGGACGGTGACGGTAGCGGACTGCAAGCCCGGGGCCGCGGCCTTGACGTCGAACGTGCCAGCAGCGATCTGCCGGTTGAGACCGGTGCCCACTACAGCATCCGGCGTCGGGGGCGCTGTGCACGTGCCGATCGTGCCTGTCACCGTGTACGGGGTCACGGCGTCGAGGGCGGTGTCTACCGCGCCAACGGGGTTACCGGTCTGGTCATAGCGCACGTGCCGCAGAAACGGCACTGAAGCGCCACCAGGAGCGACGTCGCACAGGACGACCGGCTCGCCGTCCAGGCGCGCCTCGTCGTCCGTTGTGCAGTCGACGGGCGATGTCGGCGTGTAGGGCTTGCTGAGGTCGCCGTCCTCGTATGTGCCCAGAAGTGTCGGGGGCTCGCCGTTGCACGTGTCGACCGCCCACAGCTCGGTATACAGCACGTCGCCGACGCCGTCCCCGTCGGTGTCGTCGCACCGGCATGCCTCGGTAACCGAGCGGGCGGGACACGGCTGCGGCTCGGGTGCCTGTCCCCCGCCTGCGGTATGGCACTGGCCGATCGTGCCGGTCGGCGTGTACGGCGTCCCGTCCATCGTGGTGTACGTGACGGACTCGACCTGTCCGGTCTTGCAGTCGGTGACGACGGTCGCCAGGACCTGCTCAGCGCAGCCGGTCTGGTCATACGTTGTCTCGGTCGTGAAGCCGGACAGCTCCCATGAGTTCTGGGACGGGGTGATGCCGTCGCAGGAGTCGTAGGTGTCGAAGCCGAGTACCACAGCGATCTGACCGGCGGCGAGGTCAGCGGCCGGGACGTCCGCCCCTACCGTCAGCGTGCCCGTCCAGCCCAAGGGGGTGTTGTTGGGCGGCGCGTCGTGGATGACCTGCGTGGTGCCGTTGAAGAGGAACATCCAGCCGACGGGGCCGCAGCCGGCCGTCGGGCCGAGCTGCGCGACGTCGACGGATGCCTTCACGTGCGCCATGCCGGTATCGCACGCCGGGCGGGCCGCCTGCACGATCGCCGCGACGGTCCGTACCACGCCGGAAGGGTGCGGACCTGGCGCCTGGTCCGGTCCGATGGTGATGCTGCCGCCGTCCCACAGGACTTGTGCGCCGCCGGGCACGGGGGTGGTCGGCGGGCTCCTGAAGTACGCGGTCGGGTCCGTGTCCGTGACCGTCGGCGTGGGCGTCCCGTCCGTGGGCAGGTCGCACAGCAGGAGCGTGCTGGAGTTCCGGCACGACTCCTCCGCCCCCTCGCACACGCCGACCGTCCCGGCCGGGGTGTACGGGGTGACGCCGTCGAGCTCGGTGTCCGTGACGGCCGGGGCCGTGGCCTCTTCGGTGTAGGTCAGGTGCCGCAGGAAGGCGGTCGCGGTGCCGTCTGCGGCGGTGTCGCACAGCGTCAGTACCTCGGCGTCCTGCCACGGGCAGCAGGCCCCGTCGCCACTTCCGGCGCAGGGCACGAGCCGGTGGTTCGGCGGAATGGTGTCCTGCCGAGCGCCGGTCTCGTCGAGGTAGTAGACCTGGCCGCCAGGCTCGATCACCTGTGTCCAGACCTGCGGCTCATAGTCGTATGCCGCTTTGACGTGGAGCATCATCCCGGCGCTGTTCGGGCTCGGGCACGCGGCGGGTTGCGCCTCGAAGATCTGGACGATGACGTCGTTCATGCCCGGCCGGCCGCCGGGGACGGCGGTCGGGGGGAATGTCCAGGCAGGTGGGTTGAATCCGGCGGCGGCGACGGGCTGCCACGGGCCGTCATTCAGCCGCCACTGGACGACGTCGTTGTCCGCGTTGAGGACCGTCGCGGCGATCCGGATCGTGTCCGGGTTCACGTTGGGCGGGAGGTTCCACGAGGCGCGGGTGTACCAGGTCGCCGGGACGGGCGGTGATGTCTCCCCAGGGGTCGGACAGACAGTGTGGTCGGCATGAGGGCCGACCCAGTGCGCGGGCCTCGTGGTGTCCGTGTCGGTCAGCGTCCACGCTGGGTTTGGCTGGACCCGGTACATCGGATACCAGATGCCGGAAAGGTCCGGCGCCCACACCCAGTCCGAGTCAACGCCGCTGCCAGCGCCCGGCTCGTTCGTCAGGAACTCGGTCTCGCCGGACTCCACCACGCAGACCTGTCGGGTGATCCGGTCCGGTTGCGGACACGTCGACAGCACTGCGCCGGCCGGTACCTGGGCCTCGGCGCCGGTTGCCAGGTCCACCAGCCGCTGCCTGGTACGGTCCCCGGTCTGGTCGTCGTAGGTCCACTCCGCCAGGACCCTGCCCACCACGTTGCCGGATGCCTCATCGATGAGGCACAGCACGCCGGTTTCGACGTCCACCCGCGGTTCGGTGCACTGACCGACTGTGCCCGTCGGCGTGTACGGGGCGCCGTCGAGGGTGTAGTCCGTGTGGCCGGTGATCGTGCCGTTCTCGTCCCGGCGGAAGTCCCGCACGAACGAGGTGCGGGTGCCATCCTGCTGGGTGTCGCACAGCACGACGAGATCCAGGTCGGGCTGCTCGACTGCGGCCGGGCAGTGCCGCAACTCCCCTTGAAGGGTGTAGGGGTCGCCGGTGGCGGCGTCCAGGAGTGTGACGGAGGCAAGGGAGCCGTCCGGGTTGTAGGCGTACTGGAGCAGCACCAGGCCCAGGACGTCACCCGTCGCCGGGGCGATATCGCACAGCACCCCGGCGAGCTCGAAGGCGCGCGAGTCGCCGCACGCCATGGCTCCGGCCGGAGGTGCGCCGACCGAGAACTGTCCGGTGGTCAGGTTGATCCATCCCTCGGACGTGACGCCTCCGGCGCAGTCCCGGACGACGCAGACGGCAATCGGGGTCCCGTCGGGCAGGCACAGGCCCACCGTGGCTACAGGCTGCGTCGGGGCCTCGCACACCGCAGCCCCGGGCCCACATTGGCAGTTCGTGAAGTTGCCTCCGACGGGCATCAGTTCACTCCGCTCTTGGTCATGACTCGTCGCCCGCGCAGGGTCCGAGGAAGTTGATGTATGCCGCGCCGCCGTCCAGGACTTCGACCGTGAAGGGCGTGCACAAGGTGCCCGGGGCGGAGCCCGCGGGCGGCGCGGACCAGGACAGGCCCGTGCCGCACTCGTTGATCTGCGTTGAGTTGCCAGCGCAGTCCGTGACCACCACCGGCCCGCATGCCACCTGAAGGGCCACGGATTCGGTTCCCTCAGGCATCGTCCACGTCTCCGGGCCACTCAGCCCGAGGAGCTGCGGGCAGAGCGGCGTGGGTTCGCACTGCTGACAGGCGGAGCAGTCGCTGACATCCCCGGCCGGGGTGTAGGGCGTGATGCCGTCGATGGCCGTGTCGGTGCTCGCGGTTACCTGGCCGTCGCAGTCGTGCACAAGGTGCCGCAGGAACGGGACGCATTCGCCGCCGTCGGTCTGGTCGCACAGGCGTAGCGCGGTGGCGCTGGCGCACCGGTCGCCGCCGCACGGGCCTGCGTCTACTGGCGCCGTGCCAGGGGTGAACGTGCCGGTCGCGGGGTCGATCCAGCCGACGACTTCCGGGTCCGGCGCCGCCTCGCCGCACGCAGCGCAGCCGGACCGTACGACGAGGAGGACCGCGGTCCCGTCCTGGCGGCACAGCGGGGTGGAGGCGATCGACGGGGCGCAGCACGTGGTGACGTTGACCTCTACCGGCTCGCCGCCTCCGCCGGGCGCGCAGGGAACAGGCTCGATCGCCATCGGTTCATGCCTCCCTGTGTGCCATGCGGCGGTGCGTGTCCCTGCCGCGTCGGGTCTTGAAGTCGCGGAGGCAGACGTCACAGGCCGGCTTGTCGGCGGTGGCGTCTTCTTCGGCGACCGGGGCGGCCGTCGCGGCGGTCTGGACGGTCGCCGGATCGGTGGCGGCCACGTTCTCCGGCTCGGCCGGCGGGACGGCGTCCGGCCCGTACGCGCTGTCCGGGACGGGCGGTGGCGCCTCACCCGGCATTGCCGTCCGCACCTCCGGGACCGCGGTAAGGCGCTCGTCTTCCATCGGGGACCGGTAGCGGTGGCCATCCACGAGGGAGTCGATCAGCAGCTCCTCAGGCATGTACGTGAACAGGTGGGGCGGCAACGCGAACTCGGTCGTGGAGCAGGTGCGGACCTTCGGGGTCTGGGCGACCGCCCATCGGGCGAAGTCCACGCGCAGCGCCCGAGTGGGCTGGACAGTGATCATGTTCACGGACAAAGCACCACCCGGATCGCTGCGGCCTCACAGCACGCGACCTCCACTACGAACGACCGCTCGGCGAGCACGAATCGGTCGTTCGTGCTGATGCGAAAGCTCTCGGCGTCGGTGCCCGGCACGATGGCGGGGGCTTCACGGCGCACGCGGATGGGGCCAGTCACGAAGAGCCATGCCTCTCCGGCGGGGGCCTGTGTGCAGTCCGGCGGGCCGACGTTCACGGAGTAGCCGCTGCCCATGATCACGCAGTTGCCCATGAGGGTGCGCGGCACCCCGTCCTCCAGGTGCACGACGTTGCAGCAGCCCAGCAGGGCGGCGGCGCCGGCCGGGACGTGGAGGATGCCCTGACCGCCGTATGTCTCAACCAACCACCCCTCCAGGGCGGCCACGCCCTGCGCGATGGACACGGCCCCGGCGGTGGGGGTGAGGTCCGCGGCCATGGGACAGAGCACGTCCCGCGCGAACCACTCCTCCAGTGCGCGCTGCGAGCCCATACGCAGCGTCTCGCGGGCGTGCTGGACCGCCTCCTCATACGGCCAGCCGACCGTGGAGCAGGTGGCGCCGGCGTAGATGGTGATCGGCGAGGCGGAGCACACCCCGGGCCGCTCGAACGTCTTCGCCGTCGGCCCCGGGGTGCTGGAGTCCTCCGGGCACCAGTCCCAGTCGTGGGCAGCGGCGCACGAGAGCGGCATCCACTCCGTGCCAAGGAGCTCGTGCACGTCCTCCACGTCGATGATGTCGACGCAGCCGCCGAGGATGCCATGCGGCAGCGGCGTGCCGGGAATGGCCTCAACGCGTCGGCGGAGTCCGGCTGCTGGCATCTGCCTCACCTCCTCTCATCCAGGCAGCCCCGGCCGGGCAGGGGGCCGGGGCTGCGCATCGGGTGAAGGGGTCAGCTGCTGCCGGCGGCGCAGACGAGCTCCAGCTGAGCGCCGGTGGCACCGTCCGGGCAGACCGGGACGGTAACGATGCGGGTGTCCACCGAACGGTCGACCAAAGCGGTGCATTCCTCCGCAAAAAGTGCGGTGTAGTCGTTGGTCACGAACTTGGTTGAATCATGAACAACACCCAGATTGATCTCCTCGCCGCGCCCGATCTGGAGAGAGCCGGACGGGTAGACGAGGAACTGGACGGCAGCGGGCCACTCAGTGGCCGCGGTGGCGCCGCCGATGTCGGCGGGGACAGCCGGGGACAGGCCGCGGGCGAACTGCACGCGCACGCCGAGGGTGGAGAACACGTCCTGAATGCAGGTCGGGGACAGGTCGCAGATGTTGACGCCGTTCTGCCGGGCGAGGTCGCCCAAGAAGAGATTGCGGCTCCACCAGGGGAACACGACCTCCAGCGCGACCGTGTCACAGAGGCTGTGCCGCTCGATCATGTCCGCGGCTTGGAGGGCGACGGCGTTGTAGATGGCGGACAGGGCACCGAAGGTCGGCGCAAGCGTGACGGGGGTGGCGGTGTTGAGGGCCTGCTGGAACAGGACCTGCTTGAGGCGGATCTCGTGCGCCACCATCGAGTTGCGCAAGTACCACGCCACCAGCTCCGGGAAGTGCCGCTGCGTCAGGATGCCCGCCTCCAGGCAGACACCGACCGCGTCGCAGCGCACCTCGACGGGGTCCGGGCAGGGGATCTTGAAACACGGTTTGGTGGCGCCGCTGATGTCGTCGGCCTCAGTGTGCACCCACGTGAGGGAGCCGACGTCCAGGGACAGCGGCTTGTAGTACCTCAAACCACCCCGCGCGAGCTGGATCTCCGGGGCGTCCCACAGCATGTCCGGGCAAGCCACGCCGGTAATGTCGTACAGCGTCTCCGACGGCGCACACCATCCGCCTGAGGCCACGAGGTCGCCCTTCGGAAGCCGCCCCTGGTTCTGCGCGGCGATGGCCACCGTGGTGCCCTCCGGCGCGCTGCTGGAGTCGGTGACAATCAGCTCCTGCGCGAACGGGTGCCGATAGCTGATCACCTGGCCAGTTCCGCCGCCGGCCGTCTTGAGCGCGTTGGCGCGGCTGATGATGCCGGTCACCACCTGCCCGAAATCGAGCGGGGCCCCCGGGGTATAGCCGGGGACATCCACCGCAGCGGTGATGTGCGTGCCCGGGGCTGGCGGCTCCGGCAGGACACGCGGCTGTACGGCGCGCACGGAGGCGAGGTTGAGGGCCGGGCGCCTGACCAGGGCGGAGGAGGCGGACACCTGCGGCTCCGGGGTGGGCTCCGGCTCGGCCGGCGTCTCCGGCTCCACCTGGGCGGCGGGCTCGGCCGGGGGCTCCGGGGCGGCCGTCGGGTCCTCGCCACGGACCTGCGCGGCGAGCTGCTCAATCTCCGCCGCGGCGGCCTTGGCGGCGTCGAGGCGGTCGGTCTGCTCCTTGCGCATCGCCTCCACGCCGGAGGCGAGGGAGCGCAGGTCTTCGATGTCCTTCGGGGTGACGAGGCTGGACTTTGCCTTGGCGTCGAATGCCTGGACGGCGCCCTCAAGAGCCGCAGCGAGCTGCTCGTCATCCAGGGCGGTGAGATCTTCGGGCAGGGGGAGCTCGAACGGCTCAGCCATGTACGGGACTCCTGATACTTCGCAGGAGTCCGGCCCTAAACCAGCGACTGCCAGGCATATTAGCCGACGAGGCGGCCAGCCCTGTGTGTCAAGGCTGGCCGCCATGCGGTGTGCTCACGCCTTCGTGGCCGCGGGCGGGGTGTTGGTGGCGCCGAGCGGGAGCACGACGCTGCCCGGGTAGTTGACGGACACGCTGCCCGCGAGTGTCACGTTGGTGGTGGTGAAGGCGACGCGACCGTTCCCGCCGTCAAGGACGACCTGATACGTGGTCTTGCCCTTGCGAGTGGCAGCGCGTGCGCCGGTGGACTGCTTGCGGACGCCGCCGCAGCCGCATCCCATAGGGGGCCTCCTACTTCTTGGCGACTTCGCGGACGGTGCGGCCCTCGCCACGCGCGGCCATGGCGTCTGCGGTGGTCTTGTACGGGGTGGGTCCGAAGACGCGGGTGCCCGCGGCGTCGATGACCTCGTACTGGGTCTTGTTCTTCTGGCAGGCGCACGGCATGGGGGTCAGATTCCTTCCTGCTGGGGGGCGGCACTTGCGGCGAGCTCGGCGCGGACGGGCGCAAGCCGAGCGGTGAGTTCGGCGAGTTCAGCGTGCGCGGAGGCGGTACGCGCCTCTTCGCGGGCCTTGAGGGCGTCAGTGAACTGGTCGAGGAACCCGGGCTCCAGGAGCGCAGCCGTCACCTGCTCAACGACGCTGGCGGCCGGGGCTTGGTCGTGGGCGCGGCCGTGCTCGGGCTCGGGTTCGCCGGCCGGGGGCTGACTGGTGGCGGTGACCTCGTCGATGACTAGGGCGGCGGCGGTGAGCGCGAGGTTCGACCGATCGATGACCGTGGCGGCTGTGAGCGGGGAGGAGTGCCCGGGTACCGGCACAGAGAGCACGGCGCGGAGCTGCCACCGCCCGTCGGCGCCCTGCGTCATGTGATATGAGGGCTGGCACGCCTGGAACACAGTGCGGTCCCACGGCGACAGCCAGGGCGCGGCAGCACCGCTGAACCAGAGGCCGCCTTCGTTCATGCCGACGGTGACCACCGCCGCGACGGTGCGGGTGTCGTCGAACTGGCAGACCGACGTTTCGCACTCGTAGCCGTCGCGGTGATGGCCCACGTTCATCGTCATCGCACCCGCGCGAACCTCGCTGTCGTCGTCGAGACGGAACCTGCTCCGAAGGAAGTGGGACAGGTCCAGGCCACGCTTGGCGAGCTTCTCGATGGTGACCTTCCGGCCGTGCGCGGCGTGCGGTACGCCGCGCTGGGCGACCCACCCGTAGGCACGGCCGTCGACGATGTGGACGCCTCCGCTGCCCGGGGGCAGTTCCTCTGGGGTGGGCTCACGGAACCAGGCGGCTGGCATCGGCTTCTCGGACTGCATCGCCTGCCAGGCGGACGCGACAAGTTCGGCGCCGCGCTCGTCGTACAGGGCGTCGAGGGCTGCGGCGGCCGTGGCCTCGTCCGTCCAAGGCGGGGTGAGTGTCGGGTCGTCGAAGTCCTTCGCGAGCTTGGCGTACAGGTCCTCGACCCGGGCGCGTATCTCCTTGCGGTCGTCGTCGGGGAGGTCGACGCCGCCCAACGAGCCTTCGAGAACAGCGGCGACGGACAACACGCCGTCGGCGACGATCTCCAGGCGCTGCGTGGAGCCGTCGGTGAACACGTCGGCGAAGGGCAGCTTGTAGGCGCCGACCGTGGCCGGGTCCTTGTCGGGGTCGCGGTAGAGGAACGCTTGGGCGAGCTTGTCGGGGTCGACGTTGCCCCGGTCGTCGGTGGCCCAGTCGAGGATGCGCGTACCGGCCTTGCTCCCGTCCCAGGCCGCGTCGCGGTCGTCGTGGACCGGCAGGTCGAGGTCTCCAACCGCTGCCGCGGTGATCTCACCCTCGGGGAGGGTGGATGCGCCGACGTAGAGGCCTCGGGCGATCCGTACGACGCTGCCCGCCTCCAGGGCGCGGTTGAGGTGGGCGTGGACCTGGTCGAGGCTCATGCCGAGCTTCTGGGAGAGGTGGCGGGGGCTGACCGGTGTCGGGGAGGTGCGCACGTAGGTGACGACCCGCTCGTGGCCGTCGCCCGAGGACGCCACCAGCACGGGGGCGGATGCCGTCTGCTCGTCGATCGGGTCGAGAACGATGCGGGCCTTGGAGTAGGCGGGCATCGCGACGAGAGTGGCGCCGCGCAGCCGGGCCCGGGTGAACCGTATGAGGTAGTCGCCGGACTTCTCCTCGTGGAAGACGACGCCCTCGCCGGGGTCGGAGTCGCCGGCGGCCGCGGTGATCTGGTCGCCGAAGACGCGGCGGGCGGTCGCGGCGGTGATGGTGCCGCCGGGGCTGGTGAACAGCATCACTGAGCGGGCGCTGTGGGCCATCTCAACGCCGGAGGCGGTCCAGTCGGCGCGGCTGCGGGCGGTGATCATCCACGCGCCGTCGGCGAGGCGCATGACGCTGGCGGACGCGAACGACGCTTCCAGGAACGGCGGCCCGGCATCTGCGTCTTCGGGGTTGGCGGTTGTGTCGACGAGTTGCACGTCGGCGTCGTCCAGGTCGACGGACACCCCGAGCGGGGCTTCCTGGTCGAGGAGCAGCGCCGCGTCGTATCCGGCGGGCTGCGTCAGGTACAGGACGCCGCTGCCGGTGATGCGGTTGCCTTCCCGGCCGAGGGTCTGGATGGCGCCTGCGAGTTCGGCGCCGTGGTGTCCTTCGCCCATGGCTTCGGCGTACTGGAGCGGCCACGGGCCGGAGCCGTCCCAGTAGAGGGCGCTGGGGGCGAACACGCGGCCGTCGCCGGTCTGCTCGTTCTCGAAGGCGAGCGCGGCACCGTCCGGGGTGGACCAGGTACGGACGGGCGGGGACGGTGGCGCTTCCTCCGCCTGCGTGGGTGTGGCCATGGGGGGCTCCTCCTCTGGGGGGCCGAGCGGGATGTCGTGGTGGTCGTCGGCGAACGAGACGCGGATCCGGTCGTAGGTGATCGGTCCGAGCCGCTCGCACATCGGGTCGAACGGCCACGTGTCGGCCGAGTAGGCGCCGGTGACGTGGGCGACCCACGGCGAGTGCTGGACCGGTGTCTCCGGCCGCTCGTGGGTGTCTTCGAGGGCTTGGACGGCGAGGGCGCGGGCGTCGTGCAGGTTGGGGCCGTCGTGGTCGCGGTCGTCGCCGATAGCCCACACCCAGGCCGGGGAGTCGGAGTCGGGGTTCCAGTGGTTCACGCCGAACGCGCGGGCGACCACGGGGCCGGTCAGGTCGGCGGCCTGGGCGCGGATGTTGGCGACCAGTTCGTTCTGCTGGTCCTCGGTCCACTGGGCGGCGTCGTCGCCGAGGAACCACAGCGTGCAGTGCAGCTCTCCGGCGTCCTCGCCGTCGGGGAGGGCGAGGAACTGTGCGTCTTCGTCGCGTGGCAGAAGCGCGATCATGCCGCCCATGAGGTGACTCCCATCTGCTGCGGCCGTCTCTTCCCTTGGGTTCCGTGGATCTGAAAGATCGGCCGATGAGGGTTCCTGAGATTCGTAGGCGGAAGCCTGCTGTTCTGGTGCGAGTCGCAGGATGCACCGGCAGTTGACGGTGAGCTCGGGCGGCGCGGTCGGGTCGCCGGGGTAGGCCATGGAGACGCCGGCGACGGTGAATGCCTCGTGGAGGAGGCGGAGTTGCCCGTCGACGTCGTCATGTGCGTCGCGGACCGTCGTGTCGTGGCGGGTCTGCCACTGCTTGACGAGGGGGCGGCCTTCGCCGGTGAGGTCTTCGGCGGCGGCGAGGGTGGCGGCGTTCCACGCGCGGGTGGACTCGGTGCGGGCGACGCGTTCCTCGCGGGTCTCGCCGAGCTGGGCGCCTTCTTGGGAGAACAGGGCGCGCAGCCGGGTCCGGAGCTGGGCGATGTCCTCGCCTGCGTCGAGGCCTGCGGCGAGCTCGGCGACGGCGGCCTGGGTGAGCCGGTCACCGATGGCGCGTAGGAGGTGCTCGGTGTCGGTGACGTACGAGCCGAGGGAGGCGGGCAGGTCGTCGCCACGGTCGTGGCGACCGGGGAGGTCGTCCCAGCCGTCGGGTAGTTCGGCGTCCACGTCGCTCGCCGCGTGCTGGCCGGCGGTTTCGGCTACGCCGAGGAGACGGCGCACGATGCGGGGCACACGCTGCGTCCACATGTGGCCGATGCGGGCGAGGGAGAACCGGGCGGCGACGATCTCTGTCGCATCGGCCAGTTCGCCCGCTATCTCGGCGGCGACGTCGTCCAGGACGGCGCGCACCTCTTCGGCGAGGGTCTGTTCGGCCGCGGTGAGCGCGTCGAGCGGGTCAGCCACGGTTCACCTCCGGGTCGTCTGGGTCGTCGCAGATCTCGCAGATGGCGACGGTGGTCACGTACGTCACGCCGGTGGGGAAGAGCGCGTACACGTCGACGGCGAGGGCTGTGTTGGCCTTACAGTCCGGGCACCACTTCGGCCGTGGCCGGCTGGTGGCCACGGTGACGGTGACGCGCGCTTCCCTGCTGTTCACGCGGCCTCGGCGATGCACGGGGCGCGCAGTACACGCGCCGTGTCCTCGTAGGTGTGCGGGTGCCGGGCGGCGATCAGGGCTCGCGCATAGTCGTCGAGGACACCGGCCAGGCAGTCGGGGTTGAGGCCGTAGCGGCGGGCGATCTCGGGGACGCGGGCCCAGGCGCCGTCGAGGAGATGCCAGGCGTCGACCATGTCCGGCTCGACGGGGAACACGGTGTGGAGCTCGGCCGGGACGATCTCGCGGGCGCGGGCACGCTCGCTGCGGGGGCAAGCGGGCTTGTTCCGCAGGCGTTCCCCGGCTGCTTGGAGGGCGGCCCAGATCAGCCCGTCGACGGCGGCGAGGACGCGTTCGGGCTGGACGGCGGCGGCGGGGAGGGTGTCGGGGATGCTGGTCGTCTCACCAACGGGCAGGGTCGTCACGTTGCTCGGCGTCTCCTCGTCATCGTCGGCGGGCGCTTGGTCGGCGTTGCGGTTCGGGGTGGCCTCGTCGGCGGTGGGGGCGTCGGCTTCGTCGAAGCCTGTTTCGCGGCGCGCGGCGGCGGCGGAGATCAGGCCGGCTTGGAACGCTTCGAGCGCGGTCTGGGCGCGGTTGGCCTGGACGCGGAGCTGGCTGGTGTCATACCAGACGAGCCACTCGTCGGGGTCTTCGACGGCCTGGTCTTCGAGGAGGGGTCGCAGCCACTGGGTGGTGAGGGCGTGGCAGACGATCGCCAGGCGGGGTTCGACGCCGAGGCGGACCGCTTCAGCGGAGATGGCCCACGCCGACCAGTGGTTCGCGTCCGACAAGCCCAACAGGATTTCGGCCGGGACTTCCAGACCGTTCGCAAAGCGGCGGATCGCCTCGTCCCGCAACTTCAGGGCGAGCTCGTCGAAGTTCGACTCGAACGACAGCCACTTGATGTCGCTGATCACCTCGGCCGGGACCTCGAGGATGATCGGCACTGTCGCCGCCGCGCTGTCGGGTTCACGGATCGCGGTGGAGGCGACCTCGAGGAACACTTCAAGCAGGTCATCCTCGGCGTCGCCGGCCGTGCCGGGCGAGGTGGGGAACCTGGTGCCCTTGGGTACGAGGAGGACGCCCCGGCCGGTGATGCGGGACCGGGCGATGGCGGCGACGGCCGCGTTGAGCAGCTGGAGCTCTTCGAGGAGGACGAGGCTGGAGCGGACGGGGCTGTCGGCCTCAATGTGCCGGTCCGGGGACGGCTTCCACACGCGTATCGCGATCGGCGCCATCGGGTCGGGTTCGGCGTTCGGGTCGTACGGCGGGATCGGTATGTCTTCGCCGTCGACCTCAGCGGTCAGCTTCCCGCCGCCCTGCTGCTTCACCTCACGCGTGGACAGGACCCGCCAGTCGTAGCCGTCGATCGCGTTCGTGTCGTCGGCGGTGGGCCGGACGACGATCCAGCCCTCACCCGCGACGACCAGGTGGGGGCCGAAGTCGCCGAGGAGGTTGGACTGCCCGTCGGGGCCGCCTGCGATCTCGCGGACGATCTCACTGGCCGGGTGGTTGTCGGGGGCCCGTTCGATCGTGCCGTCGTCGGCGCGGCGCCCTGCGTACAGGGTGACGCCGGACATGGCGTTGCCCACCCACGTACCGGCGAAGCGGACCTCGGGCACCTCTTTGAAGAACCGCCACGCCTCTTGCTGCCATGAGGTGTCGGTTCGTCCGGCCCTGCTGTTGGTGGTCTTGACGCTGTAGCGGGAGGCCGCCGCGGTGAGCTGACGAGGAGACACGGTCACCCGCTGAACGTGTCGTCGCGGCGGTTCAGGAGGGCCTGCACGCCGGCCACCGCGAACCATTCGATGCCGTGGACGAGCCACGACGCGTTCCCCCAGCTGTCGGTGGCGAGGAGGTAGACGAGGAGGGTCACGCCGGAAAGCCAAAACCCGAGACAGTAGATGCAGCTGATCAGCTGCATCACGAACGCACGGGGCTTCGAGCCGAGGTTGTTTGCGTGCCAGGCGGCGCCGCGCTCGCGCGGGCCGTCGAGGAGCGAGTCATGGACCCCGAGCTGGGTCGCCCGGTATGAGGCGAAGCCGAGTAGTGCAAGCACGGGCAGAGAGATCACAGGCCGCCTCCGTCAAGATCCCAGGTCAGGAACGGCGGTAAGGATACTGCGCACAACTGCGTGCGTAGTGCGCGTTGGTGTGTGGTCAGCCGATGCGGCGCCCGTACGCCGACGCCGCACCGCCCGGCCGGCCGCCCGCCTGGCCGCCCGGCTGCGGGGCGGTGGGCAGCGGGGCGTGGACGATGGCGCCTGCGTTGGCCTCGGGGATCAGGCCGTACACGAGGATGCAGGAGGCGTCGATACGGCCGGGGCTGTCGGGGTCCGTGGACTGCCAGGTGCTCCACTCGCGTTCCATGTCGGTGAACACGCCCCGGAAGCGGACCTTGTCCTGAACCATCTGCTGGGCGATCGGCTCCGCGCGGAGCAGCTTGCCCTGCTTGGCGCGGACGGGGGCGATGGCGGGCATCAGGACGTTCTTGGGGATCTCCCCGTCGTTCTGGAGCTTCTCCCATGACGTCTGGATGGCGAGGACGCACATGTCGCGGCCGAAGTTCCACTCGACGTAGATGATCGACGCGTTCGTGCGGTGCGCGAGCCGGCACGCCGCAGTGGACCAGTCGGCCGAGGACATAGCTGCGGAGACGTCGTCGGTGATCCATACGCGGCCGTCGTCGCCGAGGAATCCGCCGATGACGCCGGCGACGTCCCGGCCGCCACCGGAGGGGTCGATGGCGACGGCGATCTTCTGCGGCTCCACGACGGTCGTGGTGTCCCGCAGCAGGCGCAGCAGTTCCTCCGACACGAGCGCTCCTTCTGCGGGCTGGGGGTCCCCCTGGTAGAGGGCGTGCCAGTCACGGACGATCGATGTTGCCTTCTTGTTCGCCCACCACCCGCGCAGCCTTGCCACGTTTCGGCTGGCGATCTTCGGGTGGGGCAGCGGCTCGCCAGGTTCGCGGCCGAGCGGATCGGGCCCGAACTTCGGGTCGGCGACCGCGGGGAGGTGGATCACCTTCCACCGGCCGCCGTCCTCGATGCGGCCCTCTTCCTGGATGCGGCGCCCCGCGAAGTCGTCGGGGTGCCACCTGGTCTGGATCACCACGACGGCGCTGCGGTCCGGCTGGAGACGCGACAGGGCGGCCGACGAGTACCAGTCGTGCAGCGCCCGGCGGGATGCCTCCGACTCGGCGTCGGCGCGGTCCTTGTGCGGGTCGTCGATGATCAGCAGGTTCACCGTGTGGCCGGTGAGGCCCTTACCGACCGACACCGAGCGGACGCCGCCGGCCTTGGTGACTTCCCAGTCCTGCATCGCCCCCGATCCGGCGCGCAGGTACAGCTCCCACTCGTCGCCGAACTCCTCGACGTACGAGCGGATCTTCTTGCCACGGCGCAGCGCCAGGTCATCGCCGTACGACGTGACTGCCACCCGGTCCATGGGGTAGGTGCACAGCCACCAGAACGGGAACCACTCGGCCACGGTGGTGGACTTGCCGACCTGGGGCGGGGTCAGGATCAGCAGCCGGTCCTGTTCACCGCGCCCTACCTCGGCGAGAGCCTCACCGATGATCTTCAGGTGCGGGCGCATCCGGAAGTTGCGGTCGAGGCCGCGAGCGAGCGTCACCGGATCACGCAGCAGGTCCGCGCTCATGGCGCGCCGCGCCGCCTCCAGTTGCCGGTAGACCTCCTGGTCGTCCAGGTGCTCCAGTTCGTCCACGGCCACCGTCACGGGCTATCCCTCCTCGTCCTCGTCGTCTCTGCCGTCGACAGCCTTGATCCGCTGGTTCACCGATGCCGCCAGTTCCCCGAGGCGGGCACGCCGCTGCTCCGGCGACATCTGTGCGAAGTCGGCGAAGTGCTGCGCCAGCGCACCTGTGCCCTGCCCGGTAACGGCGATCGTTTCCGTGGGGTCGCCGAACAGGACGCGCCGGTGCCGCATGGCGACGTCCATCAGCCGGATGAAGTCGCCGGCCGATAGCTCATCGGCGCGCAGGCTGCCGAGCCGCTGGGCGAGCTTGCCGATGGCCGCGCCGAGGATCTTGGCGTCGGTCTCGGCCGCCTTCCGGCGCTCCTCCAGCCACATCGCCTCGTACTGCCGGTCCAGGTGCCGGTCGTACGCCTCGACCCGCTCACGCCACCGGTACTGGGCGGCCAGGTTCCTCACGTGCCCGTACGCGAGTGTCAGCCTCTGCGCGGCTTCGGTCAGGGTGCGGGTCCTGCCGATGTCCCGGTAGGTGACGAACTGGCCGTGTTTGTGGGGGGTCTCGTTGGGCTGACGTTCCCACGGGTCCAGGTCCGGGGCGAGGGTGATGGGTGGGCGGGTGCTCATGCCGCTTCACTGGGGACGTGGTTGGGGCCGGAGAGGTACTCACCTGCCAGGCGTTCGAGGAGGCGCCAGCCCTGCCCCTGCTCGATCTCTCCGCGTCCTTCTGCGGCTGCGATGGCTTTGTTGATGGTGACGGCGGCGGGTGCTGGGAGTGTGCGGACACCGAGGACGGTCTCGAGTCCCACGTGCCCGGTGTGGAGGTGGGTGCCGTCGGGTGCCGTGTAGCCCTCTTGGAGCTCGTCAAGGTGGCGTTCGACGATCGCGAGGATGGCGTGGAGGGCGGTGGCGACGTTGCCGACCTTGTGGGCGGCGTGGGTGGAGGCGAGCGTGTCCAGGGTCTGGTTGTAGTCGGCGCGTGCGGCGAGCCAGCTCTCGTTCTGGCCGAGGCGGGCCTGCTCGAAGGCTTCGCGGGCGGCTTCCAGCTCCATGGGCAGGAAGATCAGCGAGACCGTGGCGAAGTCGAGGTTCGCTTCGGAGAGGCCTTCGGGGCTGACTTCGGCGAGGAGCTGGAGCTGCGCGTCGTCCAGGCCGGAGTAGGCCCGCCAGTCCACGTCCTCGATCTGGTCGTACAGCTGCTGGAGGGTGGCCGGGTCGTCCTTGCCGGTGATGGCGTTGTGCGACAGCTGCCGGGCGATGAGCTGGTCTTTCTCCTGCGGGTCGTCGATGAGCAGGCAGGTGATCTCTTCGAGGCCGGCTTCCACGGCCGCGTCGCAGCGGTGGTTGCCGGAGACGATGAGCTCGGCGCCCTCGGCGTATTCGCCGGCCCCGTAGATGAGGGGGACGCTGGTGAGGCAGCCGTCCTCCCGGATGTTCGCTACGAGCCGGTCGTACTCCTCCTTGGTCTGGTAGTGCGCGTTGACGGCGAGGCGGGTGAGCGTGCGGGGGTCGCGCTGGACGAGGCGGGGCCGGATGCGCTTGTCGCTGGTGCTGGTGGTCATCGCATGTCCTTGCCGTGCTTGGTCTTCCACAGGGTCAGGGCTTCGTTCAGGTCGTAGGTGCCGAGGGGTCCGCCGTACTGGAGCTGGTAGCGGTGGATGCCGTCGCCAGGGTCCTTGCTGCTCGCCTCGGTGCGCTTCTGGAGCCTCACGCCGGGGATGCCACGCCCGTACTTCGCGCTGTTGGGCCGGTCAGTGAACGCCGTTGTCGCCCAGCCGTCGATCCGCTTGGACAGCGAGCGCTGGATGAGAAGCTGCGCCTCCTTCGTGGAGGCCGCCATGACGATGAGCTTCGCCAGGCGCCGGTAGCGGGTCCACGACACCGGGAAGTCCGACATCAGGTAGGCGGTGTTCGGGTCGAACTTCGGCGGCAGATAGGCGAAGGCGCCGATCAGCTTGCCGTCGACGGCGACCCCACACGCGATGAGCGGGCTGCCGGGCTTGATCGTCTTCGACATGAACTGGGAGCGAATCGCGGCGAACTGGCCGCCGGTGAGCATGTGGATCGTCATGCGGTCGCCGAGTTCCTCGCCCTGCCCGATCTTCGGCATGGGGATCGGCTCGACGGGCTGGCGGGGCCGGACGATGCGGCGCGGCCCGGAGGCGGCGTACACGTAGATCGGGAGGCCGCGGTTCGCGGTCTGGACGACGCCGGCCAGCTTGTGGCGCAGCTCGGGGCGTTCGATGTGCAGGCCGAGCACCCAGTTGGGCCGGTCCTGGACCTGCTCGATGATGCGTTCCTTGCCGTCCTCGGTCAGCTCGTCGAACGACGGCTCGGGCCAGTCGAAGGCGGCGTCAATCGGCGCGAACTGGGCCTGATAATCCGAAGCGTAGAACGGCGGGAACATCACCACGGGGGCATCGGCGGGCACCTCGTGGTCGAGGTAGTCGCGGACGTCGCCCGGGGAGAACGAGCCGAGGCGGGTTTCCAGGTTCCGCAGCTTGGTGGCGGTCTTGTCGTGCATCCGCTCCCACTGGTCGCGGGTCGCGTCCATCATCCGCCGGTAGTACGCGCCGTCCTTGCCGACGTACTGAAGGAAGCGGGTGCCGAGCATCAGGGTGGCGAGGAGGTCCGTACGGTCCTCCAGATACGGCTTGAGCCAGCCCAGGGACTCCTCGTACTCCTCGCGCAGGGTGTAGCTGAGGTCGTCCCCTGCGAGGTACCAGCCGAGGGCGCAGCTGTAGGCCTGGATGTCGTTGCCGTGGACGCGCCGCTCGTTGCCGAACCGGGCGTGCAGCACGCGCTCGATCGTGAAGTTCCCGGAGCAGCCGACGTAGATGTCCTCTCCGAGCCAGGTCCCGGCGTGCTCGTAGATGATCGAGCGGAGGGGCGCGGGTATCGAGCCGTGGAACATGAGACCGCTCCTTGGTCGTCCGTCTGAGGCGGGCGGAGATGGTAGCCGAGCTGCGGCTTTCTCCCGGGACCAAGGATCGGCGGGCATGCGGAAGGCCCCCGCCCTGGGGTGGGCGAGGGCCTTCACTTGGAGCGTCGGCCACGACTTGAACGTGGTCCTGCCCCCTGGAATGGGGGCCGTGCGGCGGTTACACCTCCGGCGCCTGCCGGTCATCGCTGCTGCTCAGGGCAACTGGTCGACGATCAAGAGCGTACATCACTTGCCCGAAGGAGAACTTCTCTAGAACTAGAGCGGACGCCCGTCCTTCATGATGGTCCACATGTAGTACCACTTTTCTCCGCGAAACTGCTTCCTCCTCGTCTCGCGATACCTCTCATATAGGTTCCCGATCCCTTGATTGCTCATTCCTGTGGCAGCCACAAGGGGGAGCAATTTGGGGTCCTGCACTGCCGTGAGCGCAACCGTGACCGTGCATAGAGTAGCGCCGGAACTGGCCCACCATCTCGCACGAGAGGCAACACCCATCTTCGCGTCGACCTCTGCCACTCCGCCCTTAATCTCCTCCTCCAAGGCGGCTAGCCTGGTCGCTGACTGCGTATTCTCGATAGCATCGTCCATCTCCAGGAGCTTCTGACGCAGGTGATTCTTGAACGCAGAATAGGAGTCAAACTCATTCGTCGTAATCTTACTGAAATCTCGCAACGAAACGCCGTCGATGTAGGGGATCTCCATTTCGAGGATCGGTCGGATCACCTTGCTTTTCACGGGCGTCGCTCCGGAAGCGTCAACAGCCCGTCTGTCCTTGACGAGATAGTCAACCGGACTCCGGAAGGACGACTGTGTAGTCCACCCGAGCGTGCCCGATGACGTACTCCTGACATAGGGTGGTAAAAACCAGAGCAGACCGGCCTTCATGAGTTGTTCGGAGTCCAGAATCCACCTGCCCAAACCTTCTAGATCGGTGCAGCGCATTCCGTACTCCGCATGATGAGTTATCGGGACACCATAGCTTGCACCATCTGCAATACGGTGGGCCTCAGTGTATTCTCCCAGTTTTACATATTCCCCAGTACTGTCTTGGGACAGCATGAGCGTGTCGGACACCAGAATCGCCTTCTTGGTGATGGCGACAAATTCCAGTGGGTCGACGTTAAGGCCGATATAGAATCTACTTCTGTCCTTCTGTTTGGCATCAGCCAAGGGCCTGCTACCGTCCCCATAAACAGCGAGCGCGTATTTCATGGCCGTAGCGCTTGGGGCTGCACGCTCTTCTTTGGTGAGGTCCTCGAAGAAGGACTCGTGCAGCTGTGCAACCTGGTTTGCGGCACCCTGGGCTGCCTTACGTCGCCTCATGAGCCCATGATCCATGGGCGGAAGCGATCGGTCGAGTCCGTCGGCATCCAACTCCCGTTCGAGCAAGGCCACATGGCGACGGTTGCCCGCCGAGTTGGCGTCCTCCGAGTTACACAGGCCAGACTGGCGTGACCCCAGGAGGGGGGTTCCCGTTGGCGGAGGCTCGGCGACCGGTGGGCGAGCGGGCCTCCCCGCCTGACCGCGCCCCAAGCCGCCTCGCGAGTGAGACGGAAAGCAACCCTTGGGAGCCGACGGGAGGGCCGTAGTTTCGCCTGTGACCGCCTCGTTGCCGAGGCTTGGGGTGGTGGAGGGCTCGGGGGGTTGAGCGGCTTAGACGGGCTGGAGGCCGGGGAACAGGTCGAGTTGCTCCGCCGTACGGTCCTCGGTCTGCCGGTCAGGCTGCGGCTGCTGTTCGAGGTGCTGGGCGGCCGTCCACTGCCACCAGTCCGCGGGGGCCTTCCGGGGCTGGCCGGACAGGATGAGGTGGTCGGCGCGGACGTCGTGCACGGTGCCGTCGAGGATCAGCCACACCTCGGACTTGGGGAGGCCGGGCCGGGTGACCATGGCGAGGTGGTGGATGTCGCCCCAACCGGGGTAGAGGCCGCCGGGCTCGACCCACGTCCAGGTGCCGGGCTGGATGTCGCCGGGCCCGGCCGGGGTGTGCTGGTACGCCGGCTGCGGCCACTTCGGGCGGCGCGGCTTCTTCGGGTAGTAGTGGCTCGGCGGGTAGCGCGGGTAGGCGTCGCGGTAGGTGCGTAGGTCGGCGGCCTGCTGACGGACGACGTCGGCCGCGGTGTAGCAGCTCGGGCCGACGTGCCAGTTCCGGGGCCCGTTCTTCTCCCAGTAGCTGGGGGCGCCGCAATGGCACTGGTTCTGGGTGAGGTAGTCGGCGGCCGTCGGGCACGGCCAGGGCGCGGAGCAGGCCCGGCAGGTCCAGCCGTCGGCGATGCTCGGGAGGTGGGCGTCGGGCAGGCGGAAGGGGCGCATCGGGGTTCTCTCTCTGGATGCAGGTGAGGCCCAGGACAGAGCGCCTTGAGCCTCGTGGGTGTCTGCTGCTGGTCAGTCCTGGGGAACCAAGTCGCACGGCCAGCACGCGGTCAGCCCGTGCTTGGCGTAGATGAGGGCGCCCGCCTCGTTCTCGAACTGTGCGGCGCCCTCGATGTCGTGGTCGCACTGGTGGTGGAGAACGCCGATCCTGGTGGTGCGGAGGGTGACCCCGTCGGCCTCTCGGATCACGTACGGCTCTCCGCCGTCGGTGTCGCGCACGTGGTAGCTGTCCGGGCCGTCGCCCTCGGCGGGCTCGATGCGGTCCAGGACGGCGATCACGGTCGGGGCGATGACGAGGGTGACGCTGCCGGTGGTCTCCACCGCGTACGGGGTGGCGGTCTCGCTGGTGGTCATGGGATGCCTTCCGGGTGGATCTGGTTGGATCGGGGCAGGGCCGGGGAACGCTGCCTGTTCCCCGGCCCGCTGCTGGACGGATGGCGGTCAGCTCTGCACCGTCGGCTGGTCTGCGCGCGTCTCCGGTGCGGCCAGGATGTGAACGTTGGACTCGGTGCCTCCCGGGCGGGGGCCGGAGCAGATGTACTCGCCCCACTCGTCGTTCACGCGCTTACCGGTCCCGTCCCAGATCAGCAGCCGGTGGCACTGGGCGCAGGTTCCGGCGTCCTCCCCCGGTGTTCCGTGCGGCCGTTCCTCGGCCGCCGGGGCCCCCTGCTCCTGGTCCTGGTCCTTGTTGAGGTCGGCGGGCAGGGCGACGCGGAGCGTGTGGGGATCGTCGAGGGCCTGCTTCCAGTCGGCCGCGAGGAGCGGGGCACCCGTGTGGGCGAAGGAACGCATGTCGAGGAGCGTGTCCCGTACAAGGGCACGGGTGTGGCCGCTCAGCTTGCCGTTCGTGGCCTCGTCGTTGAAGCGCCAGATCGTGCTCTCGGCGTCGTGCACGGCGGTCAGGTCGGCTGCCCTGACGCTGACGGCCGTGGCGGTGGGCAGTTCTTCGCGGATCACGTGGGCGATGAGGAGCAGGCCGCGGTCGAGGACCTCGCGCCGCTTCAGGCCGGCCTCTCGGTAGGCGTCCTCGAAGTACTCGCTCCAGAAGGCTTTGCTGGTCATGTGGGGTGGTTCCTTCCGCTGGTGGGGTGGTCGGGGTGTGGGGCCGGGGGCGCTGCCTGCCCCCGGCCCCGGATGGTGGTCAGGAGTTGGCGCGGTCGAAGGCCTGAAGGACCCGCACGGCCTGGTCGACGTTCTCGACGCTGTAGATGCCGATGTCGGCAGCATCGATGTCGCTCATGTTGGCGTCGGGGATGAGCGCGGTCATGCAACCGGCGGCGATGGCGGAGCGGGCGGCTCCGTTGACGTCGGGCACGGGCCGCACCTGGCCGTCGAGGCCGAGTTCGCCGATGAACGCGACCTCGGTCATGGCGTTCGGGCTGTAGTGTCCGGCCGCGCCGAGGATCGCGCAGGCGATGGCGAGGTCGTGCGTGCTGTCCAGGGGGCGGCCGGTGACGGTCTCGACGGTGACCGTGACGCGGCCGGTGGGCCAGTCGTAGCCGCCGTTGATGATGGCCGCGCGGATGCGGTCCATGGTCTCCCGCTCGTAGCTGACGCCGCTGATGGTGAACCAGTTGGGGCCGGGGCCGACCGTCGCGTGGATCACGGCGGCGGACTCGCCGGAGGCGCGCACCATGGCGCGGCCCTGGCCCGGGGTGTTCTGCTCGGCGGGCCAGGGCCGCGCCATGG